TCTTGCGCTTCCGTTAGTGTAGGAGCGCGGTCTTCAAAAACATGAATCATATGGATCTCCTTTTTCCTAGATTGGGATTTATACCAAGTATTCCCATACATTGCAAGTAAAAAGTTAACCGGGGAAGCCCGGCAGTTAACCTTTTAACCCGAACATTTTATCGGGTTATACATTATCGCGCCCGGTAACGGGTTCGTATGTTCCGTTAGATAGTGGTCCGTTTGGAACGCCGAGATACTTTAGTGGTCCGCTTGGTGTTAATCTGTATTTCTCAACAAGCCCCTGCTGCATAGCTGTTGTGATTGTGTTTTTGATTGTTGTTCGCTTTACGGATTGAATAGCTATGATGCATGGTTCATTTGGTTCCAGCCCGTTTGCGGTATTCCAAACGCCGTCATGCGTTCCTTCAATTGTTACTGCCAAGCCTTGTTCTTCACGCATGCGAATATATTGCACAACGTGAGCCAAGCGATCTCTGACGGCTTCGGACATTGCGAGTGATTGAATGTCTACACTGCGATCTTCAAGCAAACCTGTATCTTGGTTGCGAATAAAGTGCCTGATTTCACGGTTGGCTGGGCCGTTGGATTTAACGACTGCGCCATCAAATACTGCGTTTCTTGTGTATGGTACGTTTAAATCCCTGCATCTTTGCTTTCCTGTGCCTTCGTCTACTTGCCACACGGCGAATGCAGAGCGCACACCATCAACGATAGCGGATGTCCCTCTGATTTTATTACGCGCTTCCTCTGGCGTTGAGATTGGTTCTTTGGCGTCAACTTTTGCCATGTGGTGGTTGACCATTACAGTTGCGCCTGTTTCTGTAGCCATTTGCGCCAAAAGCCCCATGAACGCTGCCCCTGCTGCGGGATCAGCGTTGACATCCGCGTGAACGAAAGATGCAAGCGGGTCAATAACAATCAGCTTGAGGTTTTCCATCTCCAGCATTTGATCATAAATGCGAGAGAACTCTTCTCCCATGAGGTAGGTGTTATCGAACTTCTGCATGATTGGAAACACGCCACCGAGGTTTGGCAACGGCAAGACACGTAGCTTGTGATCATAGGTTTCACGATAGCGCATGGGATCTAGCCGAGAGATGCGACGATGCATTTCGTCTTTATCATCCTCTGCCGTGATAATGATTGCATCTCCATGTTCTGCGACCAGACCACCGAATGCATTTTGCATAGATGCGCCAGAGGCAACCTTCATTGCCAAGTCAAGCGTCATCATGCCTTTACCACTATCACCCGCTGCGGCGAACACCACTGGTACACCGAGAGGTATTGTGTTTCCGATAAGAAACTTTTGTTCGGGTGCGACACCAATGAAATACTTGTCTACAATCAGACTATCATCCAAAAGAGATATTGGTTTTTTTACTTTACTTTCATGGTCTTTGAGAAACTTTTTAATGTTAAAGTCTTCTTCGATAGCGTCCGCAGCGTCCCACTTTTCTGGCTTTGTGGATGGGATTTGCAACATCACTGTGGACTTTGCACCTGCGTTTTTTGCTTGTGCCTCTACGATCTTTGCGAGCTTTTTCCCTGCCTCATCGTTGTCAGGCCACAGGATTAAATCTTTGTTCCGCAATGGCGTGAAGTCAAACTTGCTTGCTGTATTTTCAGAAAGCATACCTGCGCCACCAATGGTGCATGTCGCTGTGTAGCCTAACTCGTTAAGAGCGTCCGCGCATTTTTCCCCTTCAACCCAAATTACCTTGTCGGCACTTACAATGTCGGGTATGTTATATAAGGGTCTAGGATCGGGTATTCCTTGGCCTCCGCTCATGAACTGGCGAAATTGTTTCTTTGGCTTCCCTTTCCCATCTCGAACAATTTCGCCAGTTTCATCCCTTTCAAAGTATTTCCGAACTGTGACAAGCACCTGCCCATTCTCGTCAGTGTAGTCGTACTCTTCTTCGAAAGGTGTGTTGGGTCCAATCTGAGCCTTCACAATCTTTTGTTCGGGTTTTTGAAAGCCAGTTGTTGCTGTGGTGTTTGTTACCTGAAAGTTTTCGGGCTTGTTTAGCTTCACAACATTCTCTGGTGGGAGTGTGATGTTTTTGGATAGGTGGTGCGAAAAGTATTCCGCAACCTCTTGGATGGACCAACCGCGTCCTTCTTTTAGGATTTTGGTAATGCCGCCCACACCATCACCTGACTCAAAATCTTTGCCTTTTAGAAACCAAGGACTTTTCGTGTCGATGTTAATTCTAAGCGACTGGCCTTTTTCTCCGCTTAGTGAACCAAGCAAAAAATCATTTCCGCGCCTAATGCCGTTTGGGAAGGTTTCAATTAAAGCGCGAAGCTGAACATCTCTTGGAACTTCTTCTGAAATTCTTTGTGCTACTTCCCTTGCATTCTTGCCAAACTGTAAAATATTCATTATCTTGTTCCTACCTGAACCCTTTATACTAAATGTGGGGTGCGCTTTTGATCGGGTTGCACCTCACATTTATTCCTCCCAACAAGTCTCCCGATACTCGCAAAACTTACAGAGGAAAAAATCTTTCGTCTGAGCGATGCGAGGTAGAATGTCACCTGCTTTTGCAGCGGTCAAGATATTTACTGCCCTATCACTAGCCTCCTGCGCAAGTGGTGCATTGTAGGGTACTAGCTCATAATAGATTTCAGACGTGTTTTTATTGACGACTGTGAAGAGCGCAGGGTTCTCCGTTAAGTCCATATATGTCTGATACAGCGCGATTTGCGTTGCGTAAGTTGGATTTGCTTTAGCTACGCCCATGCGAACAAATGCTTGAAACTTTTTATCGTTAGCGGATTTGTTTTCCCAGAGCGCGGGATAGCCCATAGCCACGGGTCCATCACAAATAACGCCGTCTATGTGTCCGCGTATTTCACCATCTGCTATTGCAAAGCCAAATTGTTCGCCTTGTCTATCTTCTGTGCGTAGATCAAACCCTGCATCTTTAATCCACTTGGCTGCATAATCTTCAATGTTGTGACCGAACTGAAAGATTCTCAACGTCTTTGCACTGAACTCTTTGTCAGGATCTATCGGGTAGTTGAGATAGCGATACTGTATTTTGCGCTGACACTCATCACCAATACTAGATGCGCCAATATACCTACGGCGCTCACGCCTTTTTTCATTTAAAACAATCGCATTATCAACGGCTGCTTTGATGTGATCTATGGTTGGATCAGAATTAGAAGGGGATTGAAGTAGAGGGCCAAGTGCCTGTTGACTTAAAGTAGGTTTCTTCGAGTTTTCCAATTTCAATCTCCGCTGCTAGATTTTGTGCTTCTTGAATGCCAAATATTAAGGTGTGAACTTGATCTTCTGTTAAATCAGAAAATCGAGTATCCCACCCAAACTTGCCAAGTATGTGAGCCAACTCTTCAATTGGCTTTGGTGCTGATGATGCTGTCAATGTACCGTTTCCTCCTGTAATCCGAACAATTCTATGACTTCCTCTACTTCGTCCGGGTCTGCATCTTTGTTTCTGAATCCAATATTTAAAACCTCACTGCCCTTTACCATCACAGAAGCTGCTCCGAATATTACTTCATTGTCGGCTTCTTCCAGATGGTCTTCGATAATTTCATTTGCTCTGTCTTGTACTTCGGAGAAATTACTTGAATCGTTGACCCAACAAATCATCTTGATTTCAGATGTTTCGACAGAACCATTGCTCTTCTCCGCAAGCATGAGGTACATTTCAAATCTCGGCATCAGGTTTCTCCACAATGCATTTGGCTAAATCACTAATAAGATTAGTTGCTGCCCTTGTGTTTAACTCTACATGACCAATCTCTTTTCCGTCTACCCACATGTAAACAACTGGGCCAGTCTTGCCCTCTCGCACTGTGATTAATTTAATTTGCAAAGAGTTTATGTTCTGCTGCATAGAAAGCTTTTTCCAAAGCGTCTTTGTTCCAAAAGAAATTCAAAGCGCATCCTGCTTTGTATTTCGTCCATGAGAAGTCCATTGGACTGATTTGGACACCTTGGTCCAACAGAAGGCTTCTTTGCTTATCAGTGGCTCTGTTATTAAGCCAACGCTTGCTTTTGTTGGCTGCATCACTGTCCTCAATTTCGCGCAAGAAATCGTCCGCTGCTGACATGGCGTGAACTTTCTCACCAATCGCTACTGTGCGAACGCGACCCTTGTTTTGCTTTACCATTGCAATCCACATGTTTTCTTGAAGGTGGCCTACAAATGCAAATCCTTGGAATCCCATAGCCATCAATGCATTGCCCTCTTGAAATGGGCTGATCCACATGAATGGAGATAGCTGCATTAAATCGTATTCGGTCATAATGAATTTTTCGAGTGCAGCTTTTTCTTCTGCTAAAAACTCGTGACCGCAGATAGGGCATTCTGATACACGCGCATGAACTTCTGCCTCGCACTCTGGGCAGATTTTTGTTGGCGCTTCGCCCTCTTCTTCTTTTTTCCTGCCATCCAAGTTTGCGACATCATCAATGCTGCCATGCGTAATTACAGACGTTCCAAAGTCCATAACGATGCAATCAGTCTTGATTGTGTTTGGATACAACTCTGGATCAATGATGCGTAGCCCACGACCAATCATCTGAACCATAGTGCCTTTCTGAGAGCAGGGACGGGTCAGGACAACACATGACACGGGTGGAGCGTCAAATCCCTCTGTAAGCACCGCTACGTTGACCACAACCTGCAAATCACCATGCTCAAGGTCATGGAGCATTTGCGATCTTTCTTCTTTTGGCGTTTCGCCTGTGACGTAATCTGCCTTAATGTCTGCAAGCAGAAACGCCAAGCAAAGATGTTCGGCATGTTTAACTGTGGAGCAGAATACAACAGTTTTGCGATCACCTGCCTTGTCCTGCCATTCCCGAACAATTCTATCGTTAATGACTTGGTGGTCCATAATCGCGGCGACCTCTTCCATGTCATATTCTTTTCCGCGCTTTGTGACTTTATCCAGTTGATCATTTAAGCCCAGATCAACAACAAATGTTTTTGGGCGCACCAGAAAGCCTTCTTGAATTAGAGAGCCGATTTCAATCTGGTGTGCGCAGTTGTTAAACACAGAGCGCAATCCTTTGCCATCACCACGATTGGGCGTGGCAGTGAATCCTACAATCTCCGCTCTGTCATTGTCCTCAAGCACGGCATCAACCACACGGCGATATGTGGGAGCCGCAGCATGGTGGCCTTCATCAATGACCACCATGTCGAACTTGGGGCGGTGTCTGAGGTTACGTTCGCGTGAAATGGTCTGAACCATTGAGAACACTGCATCTCCGTCCCAATGCTTGACCGTTCCATTGACGATGCTTGTGGTAATATAGGGGTTCACCTTTTTGAACTTAGATTGGTTTTGCTCAACAAGTTCATCGCGGTGTTGGACGATAAGAATCTTTTTGCCTTCTTTGTGGCGCTTGCCTACGAGCGCGGAAAGCATGATGGTTTTGCCTGCACCTGTGGGCGCAACGACGAGAGTGTTACCGTGTTTGTCGAGTGCCTTGATAGCATCGTTCACGGCTACCTCTTGGTAGGGACGTAATAACATAAAACACCTGTTCGCTAGAATTGGTGGGGGGTATGCGGCCCTCTGCCCCCCGGTCAGAGGTCTAGCAGGCGCGGAATGGCCTTGCCGCTAGATTATCTGTTAGCCCAAGATGGGATTGCTCCTGACGCTTGTGGTGGCGCTGTGGATGCCACTTGTTGCATCGACTGTGCAGCCGCTGGGGTCTGCATTACTGGAGCCTGACCACTTGGGATAAATTCCCGCGAATTAGGTGTCAAGGCGGCGACCAAGCGATTGCTATCGCTATAGCCGTTTGTTCCTTTCTTAATACCAATCTTAGCACAGATTTCCATAGCATTTAAGTCAAAAACACCAGAAATATTTCTGTTTTGCTGTGCCTGTGGCGACATGTCCGCAGGATCAATGTTACGCGCACTTTCGACAATTGACTTCAGTGTGCGCAAACCAATCTCCTTGGCTTGTGGGATGCCGCTCTGACCCATCTTGTCACCATCGACAAAGATGCGATCCCAGAACTTACGACGATCATATTCACCACCAATGATAGTGAACTCAAGTTCCATCCATTTTGCCGCAGAGGACATGGACTTTTTGAACCACGGACCAGAGCCAAACTCTGGGACTTCTGTGTCGCCTTGCTTTACAACAATCACGGCGCGGCACACTGTGCCATTCGGGATTAACGTAAACTCACGGTTTTGTGAATTATCGTCGGCGGGTACGTTATTTAA